GAGCGCAAGCCCGCCCATGCGTGTTCCGGCCGGCGCCACGACCCCGTTCGTTCCGGTCAGCTTGACGACGCCCGCAGAGAAGGTCGCCGACTTGCGCCCGCCGAGCCACAGCCGGCCATGCCGGTCGAGCCACTCGGTCTCGGACGTGTCGGGAAGGAACTGGCGCGCCAGCCAATCGATATAGAGCAGCACGAGATGCGCGAGCCCGGCAACTGCGTCCGCTACGACGCGGAGCGCGCTGTTCGGCAGGATCGCGCCCGTGCGCAGGTTCGCCGTCACGTAGTCGCGATTGAGTTCGCGGACTTTGCGGAGCGTTGGTGTCGTCCACGGCATAGCGTTAGCCCCTGATCCCGTCCCACACGAATTGGTATTGCAGCGCGATGGCCGGGAGCGGCCCGCGATACATGGTCACATTCACGTCGATGCGCTGACGGTCCACACGCTCGGCGTGGACATCGACCCGCGACGCGATCCCTTTGGTGATGAACGGCTGCAACGCATCGCGCGCATACTGCTCGGCCCGCGCCACGGTCGCGCCTTCCTGCGCACTCTGATCGGTGATCTTCGCGCGCGAGAGCAGCCACAGCCGCGATCCGATGGGCCAGCCGCCCCACACGTCTGCGGCTTCAAAGTCTCCCCACCATCCGCGCCGATCATCACTGTCGAGATCGGGCAGCACGTCGTCGGCGTTCGCGAGCGCGTCGGTGCACAGCGCCACGGTCACCGCAGTCGCGAGGTCGTTCGTCTCGTCGACACCACCGACCGATTGCAACAGCATGTCCATCGTGATGCCGGCGAGGCTCGACGTTTGGACGATCCGAAGGTCTGCCATAAATCACCCGCTCCACACGTCGCCATCGCGGACGCGCTCGATTGCGTTGACCTGATGTTCGTTCGCGTTGATGCGAGCGACCTGCGTCGCGTTGATGACCGTGTTCGTCGAGTTGACGGTCACGGTCTTGGCGTCGATGGTGAAGCTGTCGTGCGTCATCGTGAATTTAGCGAGCGGCGTCTTTTCCGCCGCCGGCTTCGTGCCGTACTCGCCCTGCTTTTTCTTGTCGGGATCGACGACCTGCGAGACGATCTTCTTGCCCTTCACCGTCGACATCACGATCCCGTCGCGTGTCAGGTGGACTTGCTGGCCTTGGTCGTCGTAGAGCGCGACCTCGCCCTCCTTGAGCACCTTGAGGCGATAGCGACGGTCGTCGACCGCGACGATTACGGAGTGGGAACGGTTGCCGCCCAGGTGCACCATGAGCGCCTCGGCGGCCTTGCCCGTCTTTTTGTCCTCGGGCAGCGGAACCGTCGTGAGCCCGTATTGCTGAAACCGCTCCGTGTCGACGCGCCCCTCGCTGTAGAGCACGTCGAGGTCGGTCTCTTGCATGAGCGGCTTGTCGTTCGCCTTGCGCACGGTCGCACGCGAGGCCCCGACGAACGTGCGCCGGGCTGCGTCTCTTGCTGTCGCTCTCATTGCGGTTGCTGTACCTGCGGTTCGGGGACCGGCTTCGAGCCCGGGTTCATCCCGCCGGCTTCGATCTCTCGCTTGCCCGGCTTCATCAGCGCGAGCGTGGTGAGCGTGCCCGACGTATTGTCCTGCGTGAACGTGACGCTCTCGGTCTGTAGCTCCATGTCGAGCATGAGCATGGGCGACGTGACCTTCACCATCTTGTCAGGCTCCCACAGCTTGCCGCTTGATTGGAGCCACCCCTGCACGACGATGTTCGCTTGTATCTCGGCGCTCGTCTCCCATGCGACTTCCTGATTAAGACGCGCCTTGAGTTCCTCGGGGGTCGACACTTTTTCGGAGAGAAGATAGAGCGGGCGATACCGCATCACGTTCGGGTTCGTGACGCGAGCGGCGGGCTGCGCCGCATCCTTTCCCCATCGCTTGTCGGTGCCGTTCATCTGCCCGGCGCCCTGGATTTCGCTGTGAGCGAAGTCCGAGATCACCGCGACGGCGCGCAGGATGTTCTTGCCCTCGACGAGCGCGTCCTGTCCGCCCTCGCCGGTTCCCGTCGCGATGGCAACAAGGTTGCCCTGCGCATCATCCGTGAGAGTGAGACCGCGCGAGCGACCAAGTCGGTCGAGGAAGTTCCACGGGCTTTCACCCGGCTGCACCGTCTCGTTCTCGAACGGCTTGCTTATATCGGGCGAGGAGCCCTTGAGAACTAGCCCGATCCCGTAGGGTTGCAGCACCTTCTTGGCGATAGCTTCCCAGGTGTAGCCCTTGAACTGCTCGGGCTTGAGGACCGACGACTGTTGCAGATCGACAGGCCAATTCTCGCCCTCGATACGGACGGCGTGACTGTTCGCGTCATACGCCGCCTGCCGGATCGTGATGAACCCGCTGATCGCGAGTTGCCCGGCGAGATAGATTTGTACCCGCATCCCGGGACGTAGGCGCAGAAGCGAGAACGTCTTTTGCGGCGGCGCTGCCTCGCTCAACGTGAACCAAAACCGGCGCGTGTCCGCCCTCGGCAGATAGACCTTGACCGAGGTCCAATCACGGAAGCGCATCCCCTCGACGAGGATTTCCGCGTATTCGGAGAGTTTCGGCATCAGTGATCCGTGTGCGTCGAAAGCGCGCGCCCGGTGGGCGACATGAACGCCGGATGCACCGGCCGGTTCTCGGCGACCAACTGCGCGGCCTCGCCGCCGTCACCGTAGATACGGTTCGCAAGCCACAACGCCGGCATCGAGCGCGGGAACGAGTAGGAAACCATGCGCGGAAGGGGCCGCCCCCGTTCGGTCAAATCGCGCGTCACCGCTGCGTGCAATGCGAGGATTGATCGATAGGACACCGCGTCGGCCTGATCGGAGGCGGCTTCTTCTGCCTGAGCGAACGCCGTATTGGTGATCGTCAGGAAACGGTCAACGTCGTCGCGGCTCACGTAGTCCATCTTCGCGAGACGGAGCGCCATCTGCGACAACGCGAAGCGAACGCCGGCCTGCGTCACCGCAATCGCCGGGAGCCCGGCCGGGTTCTCCGTGAGGAGTTTCTGCCGGATACGATCCATCGGAAAGAACTCGACACCGGCAGCGGTCGCGAGTTGAAAGATCGCGAGAAGATCGGCACCGAGCGTCCCCGACAGAATGGCCTTCTCAGCGCCCGCAATTAGGGCGCCGGCTGCGCGACGCAGATCGGAGCCTGCGCGGCCTTGCTGACCGGGCGACGCATCACGCAACGCCGCAACGAGGCGGGTGAGGATGCCGGATGCTTCGAGCATTGCGGATCGGGTCACTTCGTCACTTCCTTGTTGCAATCGGCATCAACCCGAATAACGGTCGTGGCATCGTTCGCCTGAGCCGCCGCTTGTACGGCCCCCTGCGTGGCGTCGTAACCATTCACGCTCGGCGCGACGCCGGCCTCGGAGAAGGTCATCTCGAAGGTGCAGTAGCCGCCCTTCTCACGGGTCTCACTCACGCTGTAGGTGTCGCAGACGACCATCAATTGCCCGAGTGTCGGATGAACGAGGAGGCCGGCGCCTTCCTGCTCGCACACTACGATCAGTCGATCACGCGGCCCGAGATAGTTCGGGCCGATCAGGTACGCTTGAATGTGGAATTTCCGCTGCTTCCTACCCATGTCCTCGGCATACGGATCATCCCGTTTCGGATACTCATGGTGCACGTTGCGACGGCCGCCAGCCTTGCCGCCGACCTCGATATAGAAGCCGGCGCCTTTGTACGACGCCGGGCGCCACACCGCGCGCCACGGCTGATAAGGCATAGTCATCGCGCGCCCTCAAAGAACCCGTAGCCGGGATAATCGGAGGTGTCGGATGCGACACCCATTTGCGTCGAGCGTTGCACCTGCACGTTCTTAAACATGCCATCGGCGCCCGCATCGACGTGCGTACCTTTCGGTGCGTTCACATCCACGCGGATGCTCGCGCTGCCCTCGACCTTGTTGACCTGCGCCATCAGCGCGCGGTTGATCCGCATGGTGTCGTCGACATACGGAACGCCCGGCGCATCGACAGGCCACGGCAGGAACGGCTTGCCGGACTTGCGCCATCCGGCCGGGCCGCCAGCCGTCTCACCGCCCTCGGACGGACGCATCGAGCGAGAGAACTTGTCGGCCGCAGAGTATCGGCCC